AATGTCAGCGTATAACCGTTTCTATCCGCAAATGCTGCCCCACTATCCATAGTACCTGCGTTTAACTCTAATCCATTTTCCATACCAAGAGCAACTATAACATCATGCCCATTGGTTAATTGTTGATTTAGCTGTGCAAAAATTCTCACTTTTGTAGCAGCCAATAATTTTATTTCATTTTGATCTTCTTTTGTAAGTTTGTTAAGAATAACGGAAACAGTTGGTGTATAATAAACCGTGCCATTTTCCCTAGAACCTACGATTGTGTCGGTTAAACTCGCTACACCTAAAGGCATAGTATATCTGAAAATTGTGTTTCCACCAAAATCAATAGTATCAATTTCTAGTGGATGTGTTGAATCATATGCCCAAGAAGTAATTTGGTCATATACTGAGAAATAAATGTACTTAATTCCCCCCGATATTCTATTACAGTCGAGTCCCCTACCTTTTGTCAATGCTGTACATGCCATGTCTGTGTTATGTTTTAAAGGTTAAAGGAGCAGAGGTTTTTACACCCCTGCTTCTATTAATTAAGTTTATTACGATACTAATACTGTATCAGCACCAATTCCTACTTGAGTACCACCTGAATATCTAGCTACTACTCTCATGTTGTCTGATCCGTCAAGATTAGCCATGTCTAGCATTTGGATTCTTGTTTGGTCAGAAAGTAAATAAGGTCTTCCATAATAAAACTTTACAAAGTCGTAGATAAAAAAAGAGACCCGAAGGTCTCTCCTTTCGTTATTGTAACT